ATTGAAACCTCTTCATGACTCTTTATTTTCTTTACTTAAGTCATTTCCGAATGATGCAACATTTGATCAGCAAGCGTCTGTTAAGAGATGTTTTGCGAAGGTTAAATTAGCGAAAAAGTCATTTGGTTATGATCTAAGTGCTGCTACGGATCGTTTACCGATATCTATCCAGGTACAGATTCTTTCCCCCCTAATAGGGGCGGAAGCGGCTGTTGCTTGGGCAGATTTGTTGGTGAATAGGGATTACTTTCTTTCAAAGAAGGCTTCTGGCTCATCGGACATGTTGATACGGTATTCTGTTGGGCAACCAATGGGGGCTTTGTCTTCATGGGCGATGTTAGCAGTAACGCACCACCTAATCGTTCAGTTAGCGTTTCGGACAGCTAGATCTCTGAGTTTTTCTCAGGGTAAAGTTGTTTGATATTCTAATTATGAGCTATTGGGTGATGATATTGTGCTTTTTGATGAGGATGTAGCTATGGCTTATTTGGACATTATGTCTAAGTTAGGTGTAGATATTAATTTATCGAAGAGTGTGATAGCTGCTAATGAAACTTTTGAGTTTGCAAAAGTGACAGGTCATAAAGGAAAGAATGTATCCGCTCTCCCATGGAAAGCGTTCATTAGTCAGAGTACAATGATGGGGCGGGCAGCTCTGGCGTTTAATTTATTAAACAAAGGGATTGCTCCGGCTAACTTTGTGCTCTGGCTAAGGAATGTGTGTAAGCAGGGAAAATATCGTGCGGGAGATTGATCTTTCAGTCTTTTGGCGGTGTGGACAATGCTTGCTAAAATGGGGTCTGTATCTTATGTTACAGTCCTTCAGAGTCTGTTGAACTTGAAAGATCCGTCTGTTAAGTTTTACAGAGCAATACTTCTGAATTGTAATTTGGATTATATCATTTCGATGGTAAGTCAGATTATAAAAGGGACACAGGTTACTCCGCGTTCTAGTCCTCTTTTAAAGAGGGTCTGGAATATTGAGGAACCGTGATTGATACTAGCGATGGCCAGACCTTTAGTGATGTTTCAACATCATTGAATGTCTGACCCTTACTGGTATCATAATGTAGCATCGGAGAGAGCATCCGAATTAGTCAAAACATTAATGCCTTGAGCTCCTTCGCATGTCTTTACGACTAACTTTGGTAATGAGTGATCATTACTGGAGCAACTTGTAAACGCTGTGTGATTGCACTTCTACTCTCTGTATAACAGGAAGTTGGAATTGTATTACCGGGAGTTCAACGGTGTGAAACCTATGAGTCTGTCATTGGAAGGTCTGATTTCTAAGTCAGACGAAGCTGATAGATTCAAGGAACTGATGCTTTTAGTGGAGAGAGCAATTTCGAAACTGGAGGATCAGGATGTTGTAGCTAAAGTTGAGGCACCGTTGAAGCCCATTAAGGTTCTCCTTAATGCGCGTAGACGGCGTCCTAAATGAACATTGAAGAAAAGTCAATGGGAAAGTTAAGGTTTAAGTTCATCTCATATTCTTAGCCATGCTGTAAGAA